GACGAACAAAACGAAATACGCGGGTTTATTTTGGAAAAAGAGATGAAAGGGTTATCGTGTCCCAAAATCGAGGGCAAGTTTTCATTGCGAACGTCGAATACCGGCATGATTTTTATGGACAACGTGGTAGTTCCAACAGAAAATATGCTGCCAAATGTGAAAGGGTTGAAAGGCCCGTTTTCGTGTCTCAATAATGCTAGATATGGAATCTCGTGGGGTGTTCTTGGCGCCGCAGAGGATTGTTATCTGAGAGCAAGAGAATATTGTTTGGATAGGAAACAGTTCAATCGCCCATTGGCCGCGAATCAAATTGTGCAATTAAAACTGACGGAAATGTTGTCGGAAATCACGCTCGGGATTCAAGCGTCTCTGAGAATCGGTAGATTGTTAGATGAACGCGTTGTTATTCCAGAGAATATTTCGATTATCAAGAGGAATAATTGTGTAAAATCTTTAACGATTGCTCGAAATGCGAGAGACCTACTAGGTGGGAATGGTATATCAGACGAATACCATATAATACGACACATGTTGAATTTGGAGGCGGTAAATACGTATGAAGGCACACAGGATATTCATGCGCTTATTATTGGAAAGGGAATTACTCAAATTCCGGCGTTTTCTTCTTAGAATCAGTGGATTTTGTATTTATGTAATATATATGTGTAATAATGAGTATTATATTGAGTCCTTCTAAATTGCAACCTGAAAACTCGACTGTTTTACAAAAACCGCAGAATAAAAAACGCAAAACAAAAGCGATGAAAATCAAGGATTTACGGAGTCCGAAGGACGTAGTCAATCCGCAATTGCCAGGAGAGTCTCTAAAGGAGACTCGTATGAAAATCCCGAAAGACCCGAAAGAAATAGAAGAGTTTTGTGTAAATTTATTGAAACAAAAAGATGGCGAAAAACAGACAACTCCGAAAGAAGCGAAACAAATGAGTGTAGACGCCGCTCCAATCGCCTTATTGGCGAATTCTCCTGTTAAACTGGTTCCGCCAAAAAAGGCAAGAAAGCCCAAGACAGAAAAGGTCCCCAAAGAATCTCGAGCAAAAAAGCCCAAAACAGAAAAGGTCCTTAAAGAATCAACTCCGGTTGAAAAGCCAAATACAACTCCTCTCCAACCCCAACCAAAAAAGAAAACTAGGAAATTAAAGAAAGAAGCTGTTGTGAAGAATGACGAACAAGCAGACAACCTCCCTGAGATAGATGATTTAATAAGCGACTTTGCCACGAAGGTGAATATAGAAAGTTCTCCAAAAAAAGAGAAGCCAGCAACTAAACCGAAAGCAAAAAGAAGAACCAAGAAAAATATGAATCCAGAACCACCGAGCGAGGTCAAATCAAAGGACACTGTCAAATCAAAAGACACGGTCAAAATAAAGGACATAGTCAAATCGAAGGACACTGTCAAATCAAAGGACATAGTCAAATCGAAGGACACTGTCAAATCAAAGGACACAGTCAAATCGAAGGACTCTGAAAATGCCACAAAAACTCATATTCAAGAGTTCAAAAATCAAGGCATCTCAATACTCGAAAAATTGTCACAAGAGGAACTGGCGAATATGTTAGTAGTCGCAAACGCGAATTATTATAATGAAAAGGGCGGATTAATGACGGACAATGAATATGATATTGTAAAAGAATACATCGAAAAAAAATATCCAACAAATGAAATCGTTAAGAAAATCGGCGCGCCAATACTAGACAATGCAAAGAACAAAGTCACATTACCATACGAAATGTGGTCGATGGATAAAATAAAACCCGATTCGAATGCTCTTTCTGGTTGGGTAAATAAATACAAAGGCCCATATGTACTTTCGTGTAAATTAGACGGAGTAAGCGGATTGTATTCCACAGAAGGTCCCGTTCCGAAATTATATACAAGAGGCGATGGCAAGGTCGGGCAAGATATTAGTTTTCTATTGCCACACTTAAAATTGCCGAAAACGGCCGGAATTGTGGCGCGCGGAGAATTTATTATTCCAAAAAGAGTATTCCAAGAAAAATACGCGGACCAGTTTGCGAACCCGCGAAATTTGGTTTCTGGAATAGTGAATTCTAAAAAAACAGACACAAAAGTAAATGATTTGCATTTTGTTGCATACGAAGTTATTATGCCAAAAATGAAACCGAGCGAACAATTACGAAAACTAAAAATGGACGGCTTTGAAGTCGTCCAAAATGAAACATATTCCGCCATTTCAAATGAATTACTGTCGAAAACATTGATGGATTGGCGTGCGAATTACCAATATGAAATCGACGGCGTAATTGTTACAGATGATGCTATCTATCCTCGTACATCAGGCAATCCCGACCACACATTTGCGTTTAAAATGGTGTTGTCTGACCAAAAAGCGGAGGTCAAAGTCGTAGATGTTATATGGACGCCTAGTAAAGACGGGTTTCTAAAACCGAGAGTCCGGATTGAACCGGTTCGTCTCGGCGGGGTTACAATTGAGTATGCCACTGGATACAATGCAAAGTTTATAGAAGAGAATAAAATCGGAATAGGCGCAATTATAGAAATAATTCGTTCTGGAGATGTTATACCGAAAATTCTCTCAGTAACAGTTCCCGCTGAAAAGGCGAAAATGCCGACTGACAACTACAAATGGAATGACACGCATGTAGATGTATTGCTCGAAAATGCGAGTGATAATGCAATGGTACAGGAAAAGAAATTAACGGCGTTTTTCACATCGCTGGAAATCGATGGGTTGAAAGCCGGAAATGTGAAAAAGCTGAAAGATGCTGGATATGACACTATACCAAAAATACTAAAAATGACAAAAGAAGATTTCGAAAAAGTTGGTTATAAATCCCTTGCGCAAAAATATGTGGATATTATTCGCGAAAAAATCGACAAAGCCACGGTTATACAATTAATGGCCGCGTCTGGGACAATGGGCCGCAGTCTAGGTGAAAAAAAGATTGAGCCCATATTGGAAGCATATCCGGATATATTGATTTCATCGGATAGTGTTCAGACCAAAATTGCAAAAGTGAAGTCATTGAAAGGCGTCGAAACAAAAACTGCGACATTGTTTGTAGAGAACATACCCGCGTTTATAGGGTTTTTGGAATCGATAGGTCAGACAAAGAAACTCAAGAATTTACGGAGTCAGAAGGACGTAGTAAATCCGCAATTTTTAGGAGAGTCTCTGAAGGAGACTCGTATGAAAATGACCGGTGGTCCAATCCCATCACCAAGTAAAAATGATGTTGATGTGAAACACCCATTATATGGCAAACATATCGTCATGACAAAAGTGCGCGACCAGACGATAACCGAGGCTTTGAAGAAATACGGGGCTACGTTGAGTAATGCGGTGCGGTCAAATACATTTGTTCTTATTGTAAAGTCATTGGACGATAACTCGAATAAAAAAACCGACGCGGAAAAATACGGCGTTCCAATCATGACGCCTGAGATGTTTATAGCAAAGTATTTGTAAATTACGATTGCGCGTGAAATGTAGAGACGTTAACGTCTATACATTAAAAGGAACCTTGGCCCTTCACCAAGGGAGAATGTTGGTGCCGCTCACTTCGTATATGCATTAAAGCTCACTGCTGGAATCCAGATGTTAATTCACCACTTGACTCGTACCTCGTCAATCCGTCACTTCGCATCTATACTCAAATTCACTACTTGACTCGTACCTCGTCAATCCGCGAATACTCAAAAAGGAGGGTTCGGAAGGGCACAACGAAGTGACTGTGGTACTGCGCAGCGCCCTTCACCAAGGGAGAATGTTGGTGCCTCTCACTTCGTATATGCATTAACGCTCACTGCTGGAATCCATATGTTAATTCACTACTTGACTCGTACCTCGTCAATCCGCGAATACTCAAAAAGGAGGGTTCGGAAGGGAACCTTGGTTCCCTTCACCATTTCGATTTTTTCACCGTCACTTGCGGACCGGCCTTTTTCTTCGCCCGACTCGCGTCAAATTCGTCCTCATCATCGCTACACATCTCCTTCGATTTTTCCCAGAATTCTTTGCTCCCCAATTTAAACGCTGGTCGATTCTCGGCTTTATACCAGTAAATCTGCTCATTGATTTTACTCGATTTCGCATTATTGTGAATAACTAAACATTCGTAATTCTCTGTTGTCTGGTCCATCACAGAACAAAACAGCTCTAATGTCGGAAACATACTCGCATAGTTTTCCCAAATACGCCGGCGATTCCCTAAAGTCGGTTCTCTCAACACAAACACATAATCAATATTGGTTCTCAATGCCGGAGGAACACCGAGAGGATACTGCATAGTAATAATCAACATCACTTTCCAATGCCGACCATTCATAAAAAGCATACGCATCAATTCGTCGCGCGCCCAACTCGCATCATATAGACAATCGTCCAATATCACGAATGCTCGGGGGTCAATCGTCGCACGCTTGTGTGTCTCCATTTCCGAATTAAACCTCTTGACGACCTGATGCTGTCGTCGCAGAATCTTATCAATCAATATCGTGTTGTATTTCTGATGAATAAAGAGCTTCGGTACGATTTGGGAATAGAAATTATTGACAATTTCCGTGCCTGAAATAACCAGCCCTACAGGAATATCTTGGTGATGGTACAGAAGGTCTTTTACTAAAAACGATTTACCTGTGTCGCGCCGCCCTATTAAGACAATCACTGGGCCTTTGTTTTCATCGGGGCGGAAAGTAATCCATCGCATATCAAATTTCTTTAGGTCTAAATTCATGTTTTTCGAGAGGAGATATTATGAATATTTACATTCATTAGATAAATTGTATAACGCGATTTTAGCGTGACGGTCTCGTATAACGCGATTTTGTCAAGAGTTTAGCGCAGCGTGACATGTGTATAACGCGGGATTCCATTTTAGCGGTCTTGCTATACACGAAAAATAGAAGCGTCCAAATCACTCCACAATAGTTCTTTAGGCCTAAATATACTCCCCAAATAATTTAAATTCATTCCTATTCAAAATGAGTTCAATAGAAATACATTACCGGAAGATTCGTCCTCTCGATTTAGATTCTTTAGCAAAAACGTATGAACCCACCGACGAAGAAGCCGAAAATGAATACAACCCTTTCAATGTATCACAAATCCAGTCCTTTAATCCTCTCTACACAGAATTCTTTGTTCTAAATGAGTCGAATTATGACCGTGTTGGCTTGAATCATCAGTTTTATATGGACGGCGGAGAGGTGAAAAAGGACAAAAAAAGTCGAATTCCCTTCGCAGTCAGTCGTAAATGCCACGTGAAATCGTCGCCACTACTCGACCCGATTCATTTTTTGGTAGGTAAATACGAATCCGTCGCCTCTCCACAACTTCTACGAACTCTTCCCAACCTCTCGAATATGAACGACTGTTTCCCCAAAATCGCAAACAAGCAAAACGCTTCCTATATCGACGGATTCTTTTGTTACCTCAGCAGTCAAATGATGCACACCCACAATATGTTGAACGGCATTGATTTTTACGGGTCCTATTTAGGATTACAGAGCATATTCAAAGCCACTATTACCGATGACGTGGATTATTTGCATCAATCCAGATATTTTATGGACCGTGTTGGCAAAGAATTCACTATCAGTTGCACTGCCCAACAATCTGGCGGAGGATTTGACGATTTTACTGGAATTGGTTCGCGCACCAACAAAAAACGATTGGTTCTAGAGGACGAATTA